ACAGTTTCCTCCATCTGCGGAGTTCGTTCCAAAATGCTTTGTAAGCTGACGGCATTGTCTCAATTGTGCCGCCGCCTGAAATCATGTACGAATACCCGCCGAATGACTCCTGCTGATACGGCGTGCGGGAAGCCTCGCCGTTTTTGGTCAGCCAGTTGTCAATATCCTGCGATAGGGACAAAAACGCGGGAGGAACACGCATTGCCCATATCTCCCCATCAAATACCTCATCCGTCAAGTTGACATCGGGATATTGATGCACCCCGTCGTTAAAGACGCTCCCCAAAATGCGGAAGTATTGTCCCTCCGCTAAAAAGTCAAGCGGCGCAAGTGCGCCATCTTTGACCGTAAAAGTCCCCTTGTGCTTGTCGGAATCCTGTGTAAAGTAATTCCGACACTCAGCACATAAATCTGTTAATGGCATATCTTGCGCCGCCTTTCGGTGTTAATTATGCAAGGGCGACAATGAGGTTGTCGTCAAGGTCTTTGACACCGTAAAGGATATCAAAGGATATCGTGTCAACCTTATGTGTCATATCATAGCCGTACACAACGCGGACGGAGAGACCGTCAGCGGATGCGATAGCGGCATTCGCGGCGCCCATCGGCAGTTCGAGATCACGGGTGACAAGAGCGAGCCCGTTGCGGTGGAAAGCCACGGAATGAGGCTTCTTGACGAGCGCGGCATCGACGGCAGTGAGAGCCTTGTGGATAGGCTGGTCTATCTCCACGCTGTCAACAGTGCCGGAAGCGGCAGTTGCGTCGGCAGTGAAGTGATAGATGTAGCCGTCAACGATGAAACCATCGCCAGCCTTGACAGTGCCAGTCGCGGCGGTCACGTCGGTCAGCTTGACAGCGGTTGCGCCTGCGGTGGCTGTTACCTTGTAAGCGGTAGCAGTGCCGGCGGTCGCGGCGGTAGTGTCAGGAGCGTTCTGATCCATGTAGGTATCGAGCGTGTAAACACGTCCGAGCAGAGCATCGCGGAGTGTCTGATTATCGCCCGCATACGATACCTTGGACAGGTTATCGGTCAGCGCGTATGCATACTTGTGAGTCGGATGCAGTACGAGGCGACGGTTCTGGACGGGCGCTTTGTTGGTGTCAAGGGCTTTTGCCATGTCCGCGATATCCTTAAGGTTTGTCGGATTTGCGGTAGCGGCAATGGTCTTGGCTGCCTTGGAGACAGCAACGGCGAGAAGGTCAGCGTCAACGGCGTTGGCGTGAGCCTGCATCGCGGGAGTGATGACCTGCTCCGAGAAGTCGCGGATGTCGAGCGTCATCTCCTTGGACGATACGTCAACAGTTATGTCGCGGTATCTGTCAAGGGATACGGTGGTGCTTCCCTCGGCGATATCCTGCGTCGAGGTTGTGCCGGTGAAGTTTTTGGAAATAAACTTTGCAGGCTTGCGAATGGTGATAGTATCGCCGACCTTGGCAAACTCGCGAGAGTAGTCGCGGTGAACGAGGTCAGCCATAACGAGATTTGCCTGAAGCACCATGAGGGCTTCGTTGGCGATTATCTGAGGTGTGAGGATAGTATTAGCCATAGTTTTATGTCCTTTCGTTAATTATTCTGCCGCCACTTTTTGTAGTCGGCGAATGACATTTTGGACGGGTCTGCTTCTCCGCCCTGCGCGGGAGGCGTTGCCACATTCGCGCCTTTGACAGATTCGGTTGTGATAAAATCCGCCCATTCGGTCTTGATGCTTTCGGACCGCTCGGTAAGGTCTTTTATCTCGCCCTTTTCGTCAAGCTCAACGCCGTCAATGTCCGAGACCTTAAGCACGCTGTCAATCCGCTTTTCGGAGATGCCGCACGCCTGTAACATTTTGCGATAAGCCGCCAGCTTTGCGCCGTGAGTCTCCTTTGCGCTCTGTTCGGTTTTGTACTTTTCAAAGTCTTCTTTGAGTGCGTCGTACTTGACTTTGTAACTGTCGTTGCCGTTGTCGGCGATTGTCTTTTCCGCATCCGCGAGTTTCTTCTGCACGTCTGCGAGTGCGTCTGCGTCCACCTTGTACTTGTCGCGCTGTTCTTTCAGCGCGTCCACTGTCTCGGTGTGCGCGTCAATTATTGCATCAATCTGTTCATCGCTGATGCCCATTCCTTTGAGAAATTTGCGTGTGAGTGCCATAATATCTCCTATTCCTCGGCGGCATGCTCGCCGTTTGATATTTTGCAAAAGATAAGAGCCGCAGGATTATCTCCTACGGCTCAAAGGCTCATCTTTTGTATTTTGATTTGGTATCGGGATTTCATACTCCCTGCGGCAGGATTTGCACCATACGTATAATTTGCCGTCGCGCCACTTTGCGACGAGCTTCCCGCAGTTGCATTTAACGGGCGTTTCTTGCATATCTTACCTCTTTCATTATATCACATAATCATGCGATTGTCAAGCGTTTTCAAGACTGTTTTTCATCAAGTCTTTGTATTCATCGTTGTGTTCGGTTGCGGCGCGTTGCAGTACGTGACGCGCTGTAATCGTTCGACTCCCCGCCTCAATAAAGGGAAAATATTCCACATTCGAACCTACGGCGACAAACTCGTCTTTCTCGCCGTCCATGTTGCCGACATATTCGCCTGTTCTCGGCGCGGTTTCTCCATCTCGGGGTTTGTCAGCCTTGTATGATGTTGTCCCCGCAGGATATCCCGATACGGCGTATGTGATACTGTTTCGCGCATAGCCAGTATCAACCGCCATTTGCGGGTCTTTTTTGGCGTTGTCTTCCGCGCTCATGCCAATTGCAACGAGTCCACGATGCAGGGCGTTTGCAAGCGCTTTTTTGACCTCGGCGGAGTTGTCGTCAAACTCTACCGTCACGCCCATTGATGATATCTTTGCCATTATCTCACCGTGATTTTGATACCTTTCCTCTGCTCAGCGGTCAACGTTGAGCGAAAGCCTGTTATCTCATAGCCCAACGCACACCGACAGTTATACGTGTTCGCGGGGTCTGCCGTTGGGTCTCCCGGGTACATTATCTTCCCGACCGAGTTGACAAATGGTTTGTCTTTGTCTTGCGTCTGTCCGTCAAGTTCGGCGTGCCAGTCTCGCGTGCGCGTGTCGTGCGTTGCTATCCACCGCTTTTTTGCGATAATGCCCATGTCCTCCGCGTCGTCAAGCATATCCATGCGCCCTTTGTTTTCGGCTGATGTTACCATTGTCCGCGCGTTGCGTATCGCCGCTTTTTCGGTCATGTCTTGCACGTTGGCAAGCCTTGCCGCTATTTTGGGGATGCTTTCGCCGTTGATAATACCTTGCAAGACTTGTGCGTTGATAAGTTTTGTGTTCCAACGCACATCTTTTGCGCGATTGACAACCTTGTAAGGTAGTAGCGTTTTGTCGCTCATTGCCAAATTGCGGACGGTGTGCGCGTCGTAGAGGTCAAAAGCATATCCCTCGACCGTGCCTGTCATCTTTTTGGAGATAAAATTATAATTGAGCGCGTAAACGTCGGGCAACTGTCCGTTGATGTAAGCCGTTGCGATTTCATTGACGTGTGTCAATTCCTCCGCCGTCCGTTGCACCATGGATTTATACCGCGCGTCCATTAAGGTCTTTTCGCGCTCGGCTTTGGCAAGCTTGCGCCCTGTCTGCTGTATTAGCTTTTTGTCGCCCGTTGCCTTTGCCGCGTCATAATCCTTTTGCAAGGCGGCGATTTCTTCCGCCGCCTTTGCCATGTAGTCATTCCAATCAAGCCGTATGTCCTTGTCGGCATTGCGGTATATCTCGGTCAGCTTAGCCTCTATCTCTTCGAGCCGCTTATCTGTCGCGGCGTGCGCCGCGTCCATTATTCGCGCTCCCACGCCGCCGCGTATTCCTCGGGGCTATATGCGGTGTCGCTCTTGCACTTGTGCAGGTGCTGATTATAGATTGCATACTCTCCCGCGCGGTAGACATCATGCGCCCCTGTCGGATGCACAAAATCCCGCGCAGTCTCTGCCGTTTTGCCGTGAAGCGGACGGTTAAAGGTGTACCACGCCGCATTGTCGGGCTTGATATCGGGATATACCGCGTTGTCGTATGCCTGATAACACTCCCACACCTGCTCGGGCGTTGTGTATATCTCCCCGACCGTGTGATTGCCCGCCGACCATGCGGGATACAGCGCACCGCACTTGATACGCTCGTCATCACTCGTCGGCTGTTTGCCCTGCATCAGCAGTTTAATCGCCGCTGTCGTTGCTTCCTGCTCGCTGTATATGGTTGCGTATACAGGCTGATTTTTTATAGCCGCGATCTCTTCGGCGGTCATTTCGCGGACTATGCCATTTTCGCAAATCTTCATTTATTTTCCCCTTCCAAACAAACTGACTTTTGTGCCTTCCGGCAAATATAAGCCGGCGCGCGTCGCATACATTTGGTACATTGTTAATTTGGATATACTTACGGTGTCTGCTAATCCATACGAAAAAACGTCAGGCTGAATTGTAAGAGAATTTCCACCACCCGCAAAACCGCCAAGCGAACTGGCATAGCCTACTATCACTTGATTTGTGGTCGTGCCGTTTATTTTAACCGACGCATTTCTCGCCGTTTGGGGCTGGCATGAAAACCATATAGTGGCGTCTTGCTTGTCTGACGGCACAGCGCACTGAATTACATATTTTAGTTCGTAGTATGCGAACGGTTTCCCCGCCAAGTCTTGCGTAATAGTAAGTTTTGCCGTTTCTGCGGGCACAACCGATGTATTTATCAGCTCCCACGTCTCTCCGCTTCCCCCACTCGGCATATCCGCCGCTTCCCACGCAGTAGGCTTGCCGCTGTCATCTACGGCGGTTATCTTTGCTATCTGCCCGACTTTCGCGGTTGCTATCCCCAGTGACGTATCTGCGCCGCCTCCGCTCTTGTTTGCCTCGTTTATCGCCGCCACAAGATTATCTTTTGCTGAGGTCTCAAGGTCGTTGAGGTCTCCTATCTGATTTTGCAGTCCCTCAAGGCTCTTTTGCTCTGTCGGGGTATACATATAATCATTAGGCTTGTTGCGCCGAACGATATTATATACTCGCTCAACTTTTGTAAATCCGCTTGCGGCTGTCCCGGCAAAGGCATACACCCGCAAATCCCCCGCCTTTTGCAAAAGTTCGTCGGGGATTATCGCCGAGCCGTCCTTGACATCAACGTCAGTCGTCCTGCCGTATGCGCGATTTTGAAAATGCACCTGTGTAACGGTTGCATCGTCAATGGTCAGCGTGCGCCCTGTGTCCCACTGGTACAGCTCGCCGCGACCGTCAGTCAGTGCTATTGTCAATGCCCTCACCATCCTTTGCCAGCGCGTAACGGCTTACCTCTTCGCCGCGTCTGCGCTTAATTATTTCGTCTGCCTGGTCGCCGAAGCCGAGGAGATAACAAATCTGCTCCGTTACCGTGTCGTCGTCGAGATACTGCGCCGCAGACAGTATTGACGCGATATCCTCTTGCTGATTGATGATCTTTGACCGCTTGAAAGATACATTGTCAACGATACCCGCAAGGGACAATATCTTTTGCACAAAGTCGATTATGCAATACTCTAATGCGTCGCACTTGCTGTCGAGCGGCTGATATGCCGCTTTTATCTCGGTCGCGGTCTTGTTGCCCGCCGAGATATCCAAGACGTTGACGCACATAAAATCCTCGTAGAGCCTTGCGCGGATTGTCGCTATTGCCTCCGTGCTTGCGTTGATAGGTGTCTCCACCGAGTGCGCCTGTACGCTTGCACCGCCTGTGCCGTCTCCGTCAACGTGCGCAACGTGCATGGTGCGCATTTTCTCCAAAAATCGCTGATCGTCCTCGTCGGTCATGCCGCCGCAGTTGGTTATCGCCCAATATATATAATTGCCCTCGTCAACGTTATTGACAAGATTAGAGTTGAGCAGGTCGAAAGCGTCGAGCGTCCCGCGCTTGCCGACCAACTCGGAAAGGTGTCTATCATTGCCCCACAGCGGGACAATGGGAAAATCGCGGTAATTGTCGCCCTCGTAAATCTCTTCGCCGTCAACGAGCGACACGCGCACTTTGACTTTGTACGGTGTCTTGTCGTGCAATGTCTCTATCTTGCCGCCATTGGCGCGGATGTAATCGGTGTATCCGTCCGCCTCGTACAGCGTCGCCCTCAGCGGTTTGTCTCCGTCTATCTGCCAAAAGCGGACGCCAGCGCGGAGCGCGCCGTTGTCCTCGTCATAAAGCGGGACAAAATCCAAAAGCCCAAAAACGTCGAGATGGTCGAGATTCCAAAAGCCAAACGACACGCCGCCGATGACAGCTTTCTTCGCCGCCTCCTGCAACTGCGCGTCAAATGTGTATCGCCGTCCGTGCCGCTCTGTTATCTCGCCGCCGAGCTTGCGCTTTGTGTCCTCTTTGCCAAATATCGCACCGTTGCCGAGCAGATACTGGACTTCCTGCGTCACCGCGAAATTAAAAAAGTTAGATGCAATTTTGTGATTTGCCGCCCAATAATCGGTGTGCTTGTTTCCGCGCATATCGTACAATACCTTTTCGTAATGCATGATTGTCGGATTGAGGCAGTTGTAATATTCTTGCGCCGCAACTGCCGTCTGATATTCTTCCGTGCCTTTGTGCCAGTCGATGGCGTTGTAAACAAACGCCTTTCGGCTTTCCTCGTTCTCTCCGAGTTTGGCAAGGTCATTCCATGTCTTGATGGCTGTCACCCCCTGTTAAATATAGATATCCGTTCCTCGGGCTTGCCGTGCTTGTTCTGCACGGCTTGCAGTCCGTAACGGATGGAGTCGATGTGATGATTGTATGCGTCAATAGGCTGATTGATATATTCGCCTGTTGAGCGGTCTTTTTGCCATGTGTAGTTCTCAAACTCTTCGATGGTCTGCGTGCAACGTTCGTCAATTACAATGTCGCACCGTTGCAGTCGGTCAATGCCGTTTTTTACGCTGTCCGCGCCTTTGACGGATGCTGTCATGCGCTGTATTCCCAACCGCCGCAGTTCGGCAATGCTTTTCGGCTCGGCTGAGTCCGCGACGATATGCTCCTTTGATAGCCCGAGCGCGATTATCTTTTCCGCGAGAACGTCGTTAGTCATGCCGACCGCGCCATATTCGCCCGTGATATACAGCTTTGATTCGTCGGGAGAAAAATAGCCCCATGTAATGGCTGTGGGGTCGTTGGTATAGCCGAAATCGCATCCGCACCAAAACCACATACCCGCGCATTCCTCTCGGCTGATAATCCGCTTTGTATAGCACGGGAACACCAGCTTGTCAAGCGTCGCAAATTCGCCGAGCGCGTAAATCCGATAATATGCGGGGTTCTTCCGCTCAAGGTCTCGGAGAGACTGCACGTAATCCTCGGGCAAGTGAGGATTGTCCTTGTATGTTGTTTGCACGATACGGCAGTCATCGGGCGCACCGTTGGCAAAAAAGTATTGATACACCCAGTTTGCTTTGCTTACCGGGTTAAACATCAGGTGTATTTGATTATTCGGCAACGGTGAGCGAAGTCGGAGCTTTAGCTGTGTAAAGTCATCGAGGTTTATTTCCGTCGCCTCCTCAATGACAATATCCGTAATACCGTTTATAGACTTGATTTTTTCGCGGTCATCAAGTCCCTTGAACAGCATCCGCGAGCCGTTGATAAAATCAATTGTCAAATCCGATTTGTTGACCGCCTTAATTGTCGGAGCCAGGCCGCCCTTATATAACAGCTCAAGCGTTAGCGACCAAATGGAATCCTTTATTGATGTACCGACCTTACGGATAATCAGGATTTTGCGCGGACTTGCTAACGCTTTGAGTATTATTTTTTGCACCACGAAAAAGGACTTGCCCGAACCTGCGCCCCCGCACAGCACCGTGCAACGTGTCGTATAATCTCGCAATATCGGCAAATAACACGGCAATATGCCGCGCTTGTCAACCGTTATCGTCATCTGACCAGTTTACAACAATTTCCGTATTCGCTTCAATTCGCTCGACAGGTTTTTCCCCCGCCGTGTCGCGCAAGGCTTCAAAGGCTTTGACATCGCCTTTCATTGCTTTTTTCATCAGCGCGGCGGCGAGCGCCTCGCTTCCCGTTAGCGTTTTGCCATCTGCGGTATACTCTCGGGCGAGCAATTCATCCAGGCATTCGCGGAGCAATTTCCGGCGGCGGCGGCTCTCACCTGATGCAATTCCGCCCCTCTTTGCTTCCTCTTTTGTTGGGATGTGTTCACCCGGGCGCAAATTTTGTTCGTTTGCCATTAGTTTTCTCTTTCGTATTCAAGCACCTTGCGAGTGCAAAGTTTAGTCAGCGGGAGAATCAGTATTTCATACGTTACTTTGAGCGTGGTTTGAGTAATGCCCATTATTATAAGCGCTTTGAGCGGCATTGTACCGGCAAAGGCGAGCGGAATAAAAATACAACTGTCGCATACTTCACCGACAAGTGACGAAAGTATCGCACGCGCTCCAAAGCCTTTAAGCGTTGTTTCGTGTTTGGCTTTCATTTTTGCGAATACTTTATCGTTGGCAAAATCTCCCGCAACATAAGCAATTAGCGACGCAAAGAGGATGCGCGGCGTTGAGCCGAGTGTGATTTTGAATGCTTCCTGTCCCTGCCAAAATGACGCAGGGGGAAGAATAATAGCGAGCTGAAACGCGCCGACCATGAGCAAATTCATGAGAAACGCCATATAACACGTTTTTCTGCTCCATGCATAACCGTATACCTCCGAAAATAAGTCGCTGAGGATGTAGGTTATCGGGAATATGGTAATTGCGCCAGTCATAGATAGTCCAAAAGGCAGGGCGCATTGCTTAGCTGATACAATGTTACTTATCAGAAAGCAAGATACAAACAGTATTGAAAGATATGTCTTAAGGTTTTTCATAATAACTCCTATCGTCAATTAGTGTTGTATAAGGTAGTTTATTCATTATCAACGCGTCATAATATATGCCGTTCTTATCAAGCCACTCTTTTGTGATTTCACGGTCCATTTCAAGCCTCGACGTGTATAAAATAATATATGCGTCTTGCTTAATATATTCCTTTGTGTCGGCTATCTTTTTACGTGTCTCTAAGCAACCTTTTTCTTCGCATAACACGCCGTCTATACCGATGGCAATAACAGGCTTTCTTTTTTTTAAATATGCAAAGAATCGGCTTATCCTGTCTATATCATAGGTATGTATTTTTTTAAGATATTCTTTGACGATTCTATCCGTTAGTGTTATTCCGCTGTCAACAAAATTCGTTTCTAACGCAACGGCTTTTCGCAAACACGCGGGACAATCTCCGCAGGGCTTGCCGTCTTTGGGGTAGTAGCAAGAAAATGTGTCTTTTAGCTTGCTTTTATCTCCTCTATAATTCGCTATAATTTCACCTTTGCTCTGATTAAAATATGGGCTTCTAAGCGTTACTTTCTTTTGTGCGTATCTGCTTATCAACTCGCCCATTCTTTCAAATTCCGCTGCATTTTTGTCAGCGCAGTTATCATCTCTTAGTCCAGCAAGTAGTATTTCATCAGGATTATACGCCAGCGACGCAAGACAAGCCAAAAACAAATTTCTGTTAGGTATAAAAATCTGCGAATCAAATGATTTTTTTGTGTCAACCGTTATAAGATCGAATTCGACACCGAGATTTTTTAGCGCGTCAATTTCTTCTTTGGCGTAACTTTGTCCAAAATCAACATATAGATTTACTCCATCATATTCTTGCGACATAATATAAGAGTCAACACCGCCCGAAATAAGTTTCACCCTTTTCATAGTTTTGCCTCCGCATATTTGAGAAATTTCTTCCATTCCACAAAGTTATGAATTGCCACCTCGCCACTTTTTACTCGTGTGCCAGGCGGTTTATTAATCTTTTGCATTGTTTTGCCGTCAAATCTGTAAATATAGCCATAGCGATTCCCTGTTACCCACGCCGTAGAATCCACGCTGTCAAAATGATATTTTGTCAAGCCCGATAAACTTGTATATCCCAAACCGTGAATCTTTGCGCCATATTTGTGCGCCGTTTCAATGAACCACGGGAATGTTTCGAAATATTTAATATTATTCCCATGGTATTCACGTCCGCTTATCGCAACATACTCATATTTTTTGCACATATTGACAAAATCGTCTTTTGTTCTCTCCCTGTGCCATACGCAAATTGGGCATTTGTTTGTCTTTTTTATTATTTGATGTCTTATCTTCTCTGTCTCTTCTACGCCTATTATTCTATCCAAATCAAGCTCAAAAAACAAGTCGATGTTGTTGAGGTTTATAAAATCGCAATATTTGTCAACATAGTCTGACAGACACGAGATAGAAGCTCCCCTCATAAATGAATATGCACCGCTGTCAAGCATGAAAGACTTACAGCTGGGTATTATTACATTTGTTGTAAAATCCGAGGCGTAGTAAAATGACTGCAGTATATTTGCGTCCTTATATAAGTCGACGGGAATATATGTTTTCATCACCATCCCCGATTCAGCAAGGTACATATTCATGATGTCACGCTGTGCCCCCCCCGGCATTACGCCCGCTAAATACAACTTCATTGTTCCCCCTATACGGCGCGTATTGCTTTCGATGCGCTCCGTTTTAGCAAGAAATATTTTCACACTTCAAACCATTCGCCGCAGTGCGGACACTGTACTTTTTGGGGTTCTCTCTTTTTAACTTCCGTGTTCTCAAAAAAATTGTCAAACATTTCGTCTGTTATCTCAGTTGGCAGATGAAAGTCAAGGTCAAATGCCGAGAGGTCGATATCTTTCAGTACGTCTGAAAGTATTGTTAAATCCCACTCGCTCTCGTTGGTCTTATTGTCTACCACTCGGAGCGCGTCAACCTGTTCGGGCGTGAGGTCGTCCACGCAAACACACGGCACTTTGTCCATGCCGAGCTTCTTTGCCGCCAGTGCGCGGCAATGCCCTATAACAATTACGCCCTCCTTGTCTATCACAATAGGCTGTACAAATCCGTACTGCCGTATTGATTCGGCGACGTTGTTTATCTGTGTTTCGTCGTGCTTCTTTGCGTTCTTCTCATAAGGCGTTATCTCGCCCAGTGATTTCATGATAATATCCATGGCTTGCTCCTCCCGCTTGCCTTATATTTTCTCTACTTTATTATACCACATTTCATCGCTTTTGTCAAGCGAAAATTTCTTTCAAAAAAATCAAACTTTTTTTGCAAAACCTCTTGACAAGTGGGCGAAAGTGTGCTATAATATAGATGTTGAAGGGGAGAGGACAAAAACAACCACCCCGCAAAAGGAGAAACTAAAATGAAAAACGCAGTTAAGGAAATCAGAGAAGCAGTTGAAAATTCAGACTTTGAGTTTTTCGCAGTTCGCGCCACCGATGATGATATGAAGGTCGGCGACATCTGCCGCGCCTCCCGCGATTGGGATTACGAGCATGACCAGCCGAGCGACGAACTTCTCGACGGTGCTTGCGGCACAGGCTTCCGCATTAACTGGGGAGCAAGCGATGAAAAAAACGAAGCCACAATCGAGAAAGCTATCAAATACAACACCAATAATTACTGCGCTGACCACCTTTACATCATCACGGGGCACGATGTGACGGGCGGCGATGATGGGGGCGAGTTAATAATCAGAGACGCCGTTGTGCTCTACGTGATACGCTAAAGCCGAAACGCCCGTGAGGGCGTCCGGCGGGGATGGTCTCCCGCCGCTGATGATGGCAGACCAGGAGGACACGATGAAAATCAAAGGCAAACCGATTATCGGCATCGACACGAAGACGTTGCATTACATCTGCGTTGCGATGCAGGGCGGCAAGGTAGTCAAATCGCAAGTATACAGGCACTGCGATGAGGCAAACAGATACGCCGCGCAACTGTGGGACTGGCTCTCGGATTACGAGAAGCACGACACAATCGTCAAGGTGTTGCGCGTCTCCGCGCTTGACCTCAAAGATGAAGCGTTTGCGGACTGGTTCGACGAGTCAAAAAAACCGAACGAGCGGCGGATTGACTGGACAAAGTACAGATACGCCAACACGACACAAAGGTGCTTCGACAGCACGAGGTGGGTGCGATGATAGGCTTTTTCATGGCGGTTTTCGCCGTCCTGTGCTTCACGATCGCCCTTGCCGCTTTCGGCGGCGCGGTCGAGTGCATCTGCGCACTGATACGCAATTACCCTGTCGGATGGCTCAAGCGGATCGCGGAAGCGGTCAAGTTCGAACGCGAATTAAAAAAACCGCTCACGGCGGTCAAGCTGAAATGGAGGAAAAGATGAACTGGAACGAAGTCAACGAACTGATGCTCGTCAAGGCAAAAGACAAAAACGGCGCTGACCGCGTCGGGTATCTGACAAAGCCGCTTGGCACATTGCAGGATATCAACGGAGTGACGCGGGAGGTTGATATCGCAACCATCCGCAGATATACGGGATGCAAGGACATCAAGGGCAGACTGATATTTGACGGTGACACGGTTATCGAGCATACGAGCGGAGAGCATTGTATTGGTATTGTGAGGTGGTCAAAGCTGTTCTGCGGCTGGATGGTCGGTGACAAGGCGATGTATAACGGGCTGTCCTGCACGACATACGAGAGGGTGATATAATGATCAAGACTTGCCCGATTTGCGGCAAGCGATTCGCCGCCGCGCCTGAGCACGTGTGGACAGTCAAGCGCACGCGGACGCTTGTATGCTCTTATCATTGTCACATCAAGTCATTTGACGCACCCGGAAAAACATTAACACATCAAGAAAGGAGTGAATAAGATGGCAGAAATGAGCATCCGCGAACTTGCGGAACACATCGTCAGATACCGAGCGCAAAAGAGACTGTCGCAGGTCAATTTTGCCCGCGCTGTCAGGGTATCTCCCATGACGTTATACAAGATTGAGAAATGTGTAACTCAAAGAGTGCATCCGACAACGTACTATCGGATTATGGATTACATGGACAGCCACAAATAACAAAAGGCTTCGCCGCCGCGAAGCCTTGGGAAAAGGGGAAGGGGCAACGGAAACCCGCGCCCCAAAAACAAAAGGAGAATGAAATGGAAGTTGAAACGAAGGATTAAGAAAACCCAAACATGAAAACCAACCCAGTGATTAGATTATAGCACAAACAATCGCGTTTGTCAACACAAAATCAAAATTTTTTGGAGGAAATTAAAATGGCAACACTTTACGAAATCGACAGGGAAATCATGGACTGCTTCGACACTGAGACAGGCGAAATACTGGACATTGAGCGGCTGAACGGCTTGCAGATGGCGCGGGACAAAAAAATCGAGAACACCGCGCTGTATTACAAAAATCTGCTTTCGGACGCTGATGCATACAAAGCCGAGAAGCAGGCATTCGCCGACCGCGAACAGGCGGCAAGGAGAAAAGCCGATAGCCTTAAACAGTATCTTGACTATGCGCTTAACGGCGAGGGCTTCAAGACCGCAAAAGTCGCAATATCTTTCCGCAACTCGGAGCGTGTCGTAATTGATGATATATCCCGGCTTGATATGGCATATGTCAAATTTGCCGAACCCACAGCCGACAAGACAGCCATAAAAAAGGCTATAAAGGACGGCGCAGAGGTTGTCGGCGCACACATCGAAGCCGCAAAAAATATGCAAATAAAATAAAAAACTTTGCAAAACCTCTTGACAAGTGGGCGAAAGTGTGGTATAATATAGACAGTTGAGGGGGAAGCAAGACCTCAACAAAAGGAGAAATGAAATGACCAACGAAGAAATTATTTACCGCGCCAGCGTCAACCTTGTAAACGAAGGCAAACTCAAAACAGTTGAAACGCCCCTCGGAATCATGCCCGAACCGATACACACTTTTGCGGGCTGGAAGGTACGCGGGTATAACGTCAAGAAAGGCGAACACAGTGAAATCAAGCTCACAATTTGGAAATGCAAGCCGAAGGAAATCGAGGTAGACGGCGAGACAAGAGAAATCCCGAAGATGTTTAGCCGCGTTGCATCGTTTTTCACCGCCGAACAGGTAGAACCAATGACCGCCGAGGCTTAATGCCTCGGCAACAGAAAGGAGATAAACATGGATAACAGATTCAACGAAAAAACGACAGAGTATTCATCCAAACAGGGGAAGGAGATACCCGTTTGGCAGTCACCAAAATATCAGGAGAGCCGCAAGAAAGCGGTGGAAATGATAGACTCGGGCAAATATGGACTTGAAAATAGCGATTTTTGGATTTTGATGAACGAAACCAAAAGCGGCAAAATGGCATACACGGGACTGATTATCAGCCACAACGGATGCTTGAAAATCAACGACAGCTTGACCGCGCCGCAGAAATTCAAGCCGGAATGCATCAGCGAAAATCAGGCAGGGTATAAAAACAGCCTTGTATTTACCTACCGTTGCTCCGAACAAGGGGTTTACGAAGTCGGCGAGGTCAACGACAAAAACTGCAAAAATGATTATCCATACGCGATGGCATTTAAACGATGCTTTGACCGTGTGGTGCTTAAGATTAGCAAGCTGGCGTTTGCGGGCGTTTACAGCGAGGCAGAGGCGGATGAATTTCGTGAGCCAATAAGAGAGACCGTACAGAATCAAAAGCCCGCAGAAACAAACGTCGCGCCTCAGAGAGCCACTCCCGAACAGGTTGAACACCTTGCAAAGTGTTACACGGGCGAAAACCTTTCAAAGCTGTTGCAGGCAAATAATATAACGCGCATTGAGGACATACCGTACATCAAAGCCGCGATTATATGCAAACAGCTTGACCAGATGGGCAAATGACGGGGCGAATTGTTGACGGTTCGCGGGGCTTAACAGGCAAGCCCCGCCTTACCCTTGAAATCAATGAGAACGAAGCCTTTGAAACGGCGTTTGACGAACTGCACGAAAAGGACAAAATCACAATAGAGCTAAAGCCTTACCGCGAAAAGCGGAGTCGAGATGCCAATGCGTATTTTTGGAAGCTCTGCGGAGACCTCGCGGCAAAGCTGAGAATCCCGAAGGAAGATATTTACCGCGAATACGTCCGCGAGATTGGCGGCAACTATTACACCACATGCCTCAAAGAGGACGAGGTGCAAGCGGCTTGCGACTGTTGGGCGCGTAACGGCATAGGATGGATATATGACATCCTGCCGAGCAAACTCAACGGCTGTAAAATCGCCCTGCTGTATTATGGCTCGTCAGAGTATGACACCGCGCAAATGTCACGACTAATTGATATGGTCGTGTATGACTGCAAGGAGCAAGGCATCGAGACGGCTACACCTGACGAAATCGCCAGCATGAAAAGCCTATGGGAGGAACATGAAAAGCATACTGCAAAGAGATAAGACCCGCTGTTACCTTTGCGGCGGGCGCGGAACAAGCCTTGACCCGCTCGACGTGCATCACGTGTTTTTCGGCGCGTTGCGGTCAAAGTCAGACAGATACGGCTTGACGGTGTATCTGCACCACAACAAATGCCACATCTTCGGGTGGGATGCCGTACACGTTAACCGCGCGACAGACCTCGCGATAAAAAAACGCGCTCAGCTCGCCGCCATGAAAAAATACGGATGGACGAGCGGGAATTTATAAATCAATTTTATAAAAGCTATCTTTCCGACAGCGAAAAAAACTTATAAAAATCTCGAACTTTTTTGCAAAACCTCTTGACAAGTGGGCGAAAGTGTGGTATAATATAGGCAGTTGAGGGGAAGAACAAAACAAAAGCCCCTTGCAAAAGGAGAAAAGAAAATGACAAACGCAAGAATCAACTGGAACAAAATCGACACCATCACTTACAACTACAACGGCATGAGCGACGAAGCAATCGCAGAAACCAAAAAGGCAATTGAAATCATGGACGAATGCGAATATCGCGGCGAAAAATCCAAAGCCGCTTACATTCGCCGACGCCTTGAAGAAAAGAAAAATTACATTATGCACTAAGGAGCGAATAATGAATCTTAACAAAGCAATCATCGCGGGGCGGCTTACAGCCGCTCCCGAACTCAAAACAACGACCTCGGGACTTTCGGTCACATCGTTCACCGTTGCTGTTGACCGCAAGTTCGGCAAAGAAAAGCAGACAGACTTCATTAACTGCGTTGCATGGCGGCAGACAGCCGAGTTTGTCGCAAAGTACTTTGACAAAGGCTCGGCAATCTGCATCACAGGCTCGATACAGACCCGCAAATACACCGACAAAAACGGCAATAATCGCACCGCCGTCGAGGTGTTAGCGGATGAGGCGACCTTCGTCGAAAGCAAAAAGAACACCGCCGAGGGCGCGGAGATGCCCGAAGCGGAACACTACACCCAGCCCGAAGCATACGCGGAAGCGGACGACTCCGACCTTCCGTTCTAAATTTTACCAATTGACAAAAGGAGAATGCAATCATGGCAATCAAGGCAGAAACAACAATTGAAATCAGACCCATCCAAATCCAGCGCTCAACAATCCGCATCGTCGGCGACTCCTCGCTTATCTGTCACGCATGGAGCGAAAAGGCAAAGCGCATGATGCTTGAGGCTCAGCAGGGCAAAGCCAAAGGCAAGAAAAAGGATGCCAAGAACCCCGTTGACGATTTTATCCGCTCGCTTTATTGGCTGACACCGATGCCCGAAGACGGCACGGAAGAAGCCTTTATCAAAGCCGTTGAGGCTGGCGCACGTTGGGGCTTCCCCGCAACGGCGATAAAACAGGCGGCAATTAACGCCGCGTTCCGCAAGGGATGGAGCAAAAACCGTGTATCTTTGCAGGGCGCGTTTTTTATCGAGTCAGATGCTGACGGTATGGTTGAGATACACTCAGAGACACCGCCGACAATGCGCGAGGACATGGTGCGCGTCGGCATGGGTACGGCGGATATTCGTTATCGTGGAGAGTTTCAGCGCTGGTGGATGGACTTGACAATACGACATGATACATCATCCGAGTATTCGCTTGAAAACATCATCAACATGGTCAACGCTGGCGGCTACTGTTGCGGCATCGGCGAGTGGCGTCCCGAAAAGGACGGAATGTCCGGTATGTTTCACGTTCAGGCGGGTTGATTGCCCGCCTCTCGGCAGGCAGGGCAGGGCTCGGCGAGGCTGGGTGAGGCGTGGCTGGGCAGGGCAGGCTCGGCGAGGCTTGTCGGGGTATGGCATGTCAGGGTCTGGCACGGCAGGCAATAAGCCAAAGACGAAAGGAGAAAATACTATGATTTACCAATGGAAAGCGGCGGCGAGATGTAAAGCCGACCCGCAGAAAGCAGGAGAGATTTGCGAACAGCTCAGCACGACAGGTGGTCTTACCGCCGCGCGATTAGTGGAGGTATCGCGCCCAGAGGACGCGCCCCTGCACGACGAGTTTGAGTGGGACGACGCCAAAGCGGCAAACGCATACCGCGAAGACCAAGCGCGGTATATTATCCGCTGTTTGTGCGTCGCTCCCGAAACGATAGAGAAAGAGCCAGTCAGAGCGTTTTTTAAGCTTGACGCGCCGACATATACCGACATCACAACGATATGCCGCAACGAGGATTCGCTCATTGCCCTCAAACTCAAAGCTCTCGAAGAACTCCGCGCGTTTGAGCGCAAGTATTCGTGCGTCCGCGAGTTACAGCCCATTTTCGACGCGATAAAAAATCTTGAAAATATCGCAAAACCACTTGACAAATGAGCGGATTTGTGGTATAATATAAGCAAGATAAAAAGCTGTTGAGGATGGACGAGATTCTTGACAGTCTCATACCAAAATCAACAGCTTCCCGCATTTGTATCAGCTCGTCCCTGATACAGATGCGGGTTATCTTTTTATCAGGCGAAAGCCAAGAAGGGATTTATAAATGGCAGAACATTCATTTGACATAGAATTGGCACAGGAATACGGCGTAAATGCCGCGATACTCTTTAAAAATATCTGCTTTTGGATTGCCAAAAACCGCGCCAACGGCAAAAACTTTTTTGACGGCGATTATTGGACATTTAATAGCAAAAGAGCTTTCGCTGAACTCTTCCCTTATATGTCCGAAAGGCAAGTCGGCTCGGCTTTGCAAAAGCTCATTGATGCAAGGATGATAAAAACAGGAAACTACAACGAGGATAGGCGCGATAAAACAACGTGGTATGCGCTTGACATTAACGGCGCTTGCATGGTGCAAAAATGTAAGAGCGGTCTTACAAAATCGTATAATGGGAACGGCGAAAATGTAAGACCATTACCAGATAGTAAACTTACAGATATAAACACAGATATAAAACCTGATAATTATATCCCGTCTACTACGTATCCGGAATATAATAACAACAACAATAATAGCGCACGCGAAGAACAGCCTCAAAAGGCAACGAAGGAAAAGAAGCCGACTCCCGAGCGGTTAATCATACCCCCTACCCTCGAAATGGTTGAGGCGTATTGCAAGGAGAGAAACAACGGCATTGACCCTGGAGCATTTATCGACTATTACGCCGCTCGAGGATGGTATCTCAACAAAAAGCAAAGAATGGTTGACTGGCACGCCGCTGTCGGAACGTGGGAAAGAAACGCAAAAGAGCGGCAAGCCTCAAAGCCAAACAATACAGTATCATACAAAGGCGAACAGCTTGTCACCATCAACGGCACGCAGTATATACAGCGGGGCCTGAAGTATTACCTCCCGAACGGCTCGGGAGTAGCGGTTGACCCGTATGCACCCGATGATTTGCCGTATTAACTCATCACAGAAAGGATATAAAAATGTCAAACCTTGAAAAGAACCCGTTTGAAAACGCCCTCGGCAATATCGCCGAAGCGGCGGCACAGACAAATGCCCGCGAGGATGGAGATTACATCGGCGAGGACGGACTGCTCTATTGTGGCAAGTGCCACACACGCAAAGAGCGCATACTAACCATATTCGGCAAAAGTCGCAAAGAGTCGGTGAATTGTGCTTGCAAACAAGCGGCATACATGGCAATGCAAGCAGATATGCGCCGCAAACAGCTCGAAATTCGCCGAGATGAAGCGTTTTTGCTCAGCGAAATGAAAGACTGGACTTTCGCCAACGATGACGGGGCAAATCCCAAACTGACCGAAGCATTAAAGCGTTATGTGGACGGCTTCCCGCGCATGATTGAGAAAGCTCAAGGTATTTTGCTTTACGGCAACAGCGGAACGGGCAAGACCTTCGCGGCGTGCGAGGTTGCGAATGCCCTGATAGACAAGGGCTACCGCGTTTTCGTGTCGAGCTTCTCCCGCATGGCGAATGCGATGCAGTCAGCATGGGACGGACGGCAGAATTACCTCAACGACCTTTCGCGGTATCAGCTCATCGTCATTGATGACCTCGGAGTTGAGCGGCAGACGCAGTATATGCAGGAGGTTGTATATAACATCGTTGATGCGCGGTATCGGTCAAGACTGCCGATGATTGTAACGACCAATCTTGACATATCCGAGATAAAAAAGCCGAGCGATGTGTCAAACACGCGAATATATGACAGGCTAATTGAGATGTGCTTCCCGATTGAGGTATCAGGCGCAAGCCGCAGGCGCGGTAAGGTGCGCGAGAGCTACAACGGAATGAAGCAGTTTTTGGGGCTGTGATGATGACGCAACCGTGCGCAAAGGATTGCCCGGACCGCTCGGCGGAATGCCGTTTGACCTGCACCAAATGGGCAGAGTATACAGCGGAGCGGGAAAAAGATTACGAAAAAAGGCTTGCGAAATGGATGGGCAACGAGGATTGCTATGCAAAGGCGAAGAAAATACAACGGCTGATAAAAAGGAAACGGAGGCGGTAAATATGGGAAAGGTATTAGTTGCTTGTGAAGAATCTCAAACAGTTTGCAAGGCGTTTCGCGCGAGGGGGCATGAAGCCTACTCATGCGATATACAAGAGCCGTCGGGGGGGCATCCTGAGTGGCACATCCGGGGAGATGCGTTAAATGCTGTTCGCGGGTTAGATATTATTACAATGGATGGTATACACCATGCAATAGGACGTTGGGACTTGATAATTGCACATCCGCCATGCACATTCTTGACCGTTACTGGGAATAGATGGTTTAACGTCGAAAAATACGGCGAAAAAGCGCAGAAGCGAATCGAGGAGAGAAAGAAAGCTGTTGAATTTTGGGTAAATATGGCAAAATATAGCAACACCGCGAGGCTTGCTATTGAAAACCCAGTGGGAATTATGTCAACTACATGGCGCAAGCCAGAGCAAATAATACAGCCTTACCAATTCGGCGATGCGGCAGAAAAAAGAACGTGCTTATGGCTTGTTAATCTCCCAAGACTAACAGCAACAGATATTGTTGTACCGCCGCCGAGAAAAAAATTCGATTCCGGTAAGTCGATGCCATCTTGGTATGCTGATTGCTGGCATCTATCACCCGCCGAGCGGAGCAAAGCGAGAAGCAAGACGTTTCCCAGAATAGCCAATGCAATGGCTGACCAATGGGGCGCACTGATATGACAGAGTTCTCAATCCCATACCCTACAACGCCGAAAGGCAAGGCGGCGTGGAACAAGCAATACGGTCTTAATGCCTACTGGGCGGGCAAACACTGGGCAAAGCGCAAAGCCGATGCGGACTATTGGCACGCGCTGACGCGGCAGGCGGTAAAGGGCTTGCCGCCGCTGACCGAGTTCCCGGTAATAATTACGATGTATTTCAACGACCGTATGGACTCTATCAACCACGCGGCGATATTCAAGATGGTCGAGGACGCGATAAAGGGCAGTATCATTCCCGACGATTCGCGGCGGTATGTCTGCGGTTCGGAAATATACTTCCATGACGCGGACTCCATCAGAGTGACAATAAAAAAATCTGAAAAAATCTAAAAAAGTTTTGCAAAACCTCTTGACAAGTGGGCGATAGTGTGGTATAATATAAGTGTTGAAGGGGAGAGCAAAAAAACAAAGCCCCTTGCAAAAGGAGAAAAGAAAAATGACAATCGCGGAAATGGTTAAGAGATACAGAATATGCCTTGCGACTGAGGGACGCATCGGAGTATACAATGCAAGCGCGGCGAAACGTGACGGTATGGTAGAGACCATCATGGGAAAAAAAGCGGAAATCATCGCATACATCAACGCCAAGCAGGAAGCGGAAGCGAGAGCAAAAGCGGAACGCGAAGCAAGAATCGCAAGCATTGAGGGGCTTTCGGAAATCAGAAACGCAATCCGCGCCGAGCGCGAGTATCATGATGCATTCGAAAAGATGATGAACGACGAATACAATGACGGCGCCTTTGCCCCCAAGACACCTAAAACGGATTCAAGCTCGCTCAAAGCAAGGTACCCTCGCGCGGCGGCATATCTCAAGGCTGAGAGTTGGACACGTGCCGCGAATTTTGCCAAGGTCAGCGCAGGCAACAAAGCAATGGACCGCATCATTAACGGCGATGATTATGATGCCGCAATACGAGACATGGAAAAAGAGTTTGGCGACTACTGCGACAAGCATATGTGGGATTAAGGAGGAAGAAATGGAAATCGAACCGGGCATGAAATTTAGAGGCAACAAGAACGGCAGAGAGATTAAAATTATCCGACTTGAAAACGGATGCGTCAAATACCGCGATTTGAAATATGGCGCGGTGTTCTCAATCGGACGGGCAACGTTCGAAAAGTGCGATATAACGCCCATAGAGGGCAAGGAGGATTCATGATAGTATTTTTATATGGCATGAGGCTTCGGGGCTTCTCGATAGGTTGTCAGCCCTCACGCGGGATTTTATGTCAAGAGGATGACCCGACAGGGAAATATCATGACTTGTTAGTATATCAAAGACCGCTGACGGAAGCGGAAATGAAAAAATATGAACTTGATTTTTTAGGGGAGGAAGAAAGATGAAAGGTTACAAAGCATTTGAGAAAGGCATGATTTGCCGAGGAAAGCAGTATGCCGAGAACACGGTTTTTGAAGAAGAATCTGATAAGATTTGCGAGAGTGGGATGCACTTTTGCAAGAATCCGCTTGATGTGCTGGATTATTATCCATTGGTGGACGAAAACGGAAACATGAGCGAATTTGCGGAAGTGAAAGCACTTGACGGAGCAAAAACGGATGATGGCAAAAATTATTGCACAAAAAAGCTGAAAATCAGTGCAAAAATTAGTTTCCCGGCGTTGGTGCAAGCAAGTCTTGATTGTGAATTTGAAAAGACAACACAGAGCAAAACAAAAAATCACGATGAAGACAATGAGAAAATAAGCAGTCGCGGAGACTCGGCGCGGATAGGCTCAAGCGGAGACTGGGCGCAGATAGGCTCAAGCGGAGACTGGGCGCGGATAGGCTCGAGCGGAGCCTGGGCGCAGATAGGCTCGAGCGGAGACGCGGCGCAGATAGGCTCAAGCGGAGACGCGGCGCGGATAGGCTCAAGCGGAGACGCGGCGCGGATAGGCTCGAGCGGAGACGCGGCGCAGATAGGCTCGAGCGGATACAAGGCGCGGATAGGCTCAAGCGGAGACTGGGCGCAGATAGGCTCGAGCGGATACAAGGCGCAGATAGGCTCAAGCGGAGACAAGGCGCGGATAGGCTCGAGCGGAGACGCGGCGCAGATAGGCTCAAGCGGAGACTGGGCGCGGATAGGCTCGAGCGGAGCCTGGGCGCAGATAGGCTCGAG